TAAACGTCTCGCTACAGTATTACAAACTCTATGATAAGCATCTTTAGGTGATTCATTTTTTAAAAGATAACCACCACCAATAGTTTTTTTATAGACATCAGTGTCTCCCCAGCTTGGGTAATCAACACCTTTTTTCCAGTCGTTATTCCACATCTTCAAATTTCTTTTCTTCTGGTTGTGGTCTAGACTCTATATCTTTTAATTCTTCAACTAACTTATCCCAAGTTTCTTTACCTATATTTAATTGAAAAGCTGTTAAAGTTCCTTTAGCCATTTGATCTACTTGTTGTAGCTTTGCAAGCATTTCATTTAACACTTGACCTATTTTTTCAATTCTTTTTTGCATTTCTATTAATGTACTTTCTTTCATATTATATAATTTAATTGTTACCAAACATCTTCAAAATCTTCGCCTTCATTTGCTTTACTATAGTCAGTCGGCCTAATAGCGAAAAAATCAGTGTGAGTGTGACCCCCAGTAAGATGGTCGAACCAAGCCATTTTGTCAATTGACTTTTGGTCATATTCGAATTTAAACTTGCCTTCTGGTTTGTAACCCAGTTCTTGAATTTTATCACCTGTACGTTTTTTAATAAAGTGTTTAAGGTCATATTCTGTTATTCCTTCAATATCACCCATTTCAAACAACTTACTTATGTAAGTCATTTCCGCATTATGCATGGTTAATGCTGCGTCATATACATGTTCTTTACACTCCTCTTTTAAACCAGGCATTTGAGAACACATATGTCTAAATAACTGACAACCCATTTTACTATGTAATGATTCATCTCTTACAGACCATTTCATTTGTTGACCAACTCCTTTAAGTAGGTTACGCATCTGAAAGCTATACAACACAGCAAAAGCTGAGTAAAGACTGACGCCTTCTGCAAATGCAGAAAATGTAGCTAATGATTTACCTATTCCTACAGGATCTTTACCATCATAAGCAACAAGGTTTTCAAACCTTTCAGCTGTAGCAGGTTCATGTAAGAAAGCTTCATAGTCTTCAAGACCTAAGGTTTCATTTAAATAGCTGTAAGCTACAGCATGTATAGTTTCTTGTGAACCAAACATCATAGCCATTTGCTGTATCTCATGCTTAGGAAACCAACCGACAACCTTCTGTGTCCAGTAATCACTCACGGCACATTCGGTCTGAGCAAAACCTAATAGTATATTACCTACTAGGTTTTTTTCTTTTTTATCAAGCTTTTCGTTCCAGTCTTTTAAATCACCGCTCATAGGTATTTCTGTGTGCAACCAAAAGGCTTGAGCTTGTTTAAGCCAACCTTCAGTATAATACTCAGGATACTCAAAAGGTTTATAAGGTATTCGTTCTGTAAATAAAGGTATATTCATATTATTTTTCATAGTAAAAGGTTAAACATATATCTATAAATCCTATATATAATACGTGATCAATCTGAAACTCTCCGTCTTCGTAAGATCTTATTCCAAAAAGTATTCCTGGAAAGAAACCTGTAGATATTTCCCAGCTTGCATTTTTTTTATCCATAACATTTAATATTATATTTATTGTGTAGTTTAATTAAGTGTCTCCATAACAAATAGCCACGTTTTTCTGTAGACCATTTAATATACGTATTTATTTTACGTTCTTTATATTTAGTTCTAGCTATATGTTTAGAGACTAGTGGGTTTTTTCTTTGCATTTGTTCTAATGTTTTTACGCATATCATTAATATGTCTTATAGTAAGATCACATTCTGCTTGGTTTTGTGGTTTAAATAAAGTTATTTTAGAGGCATGTAATGACATCCAAGCTTTAAATAACTTCCAACGTAAAGGAAAAGATTCATTAGCTCTTCCTTTACATTCAATTATAAAATCTCTACCTACAAAATCAGGCTTGTACCTAATAGGTAATATCTTTTTACAACCTCTATTTTTATATTCACCCTTACCGTTGCCGCATCTTTCAAATGAATTACCTGAAAATTCAAACCCTTCCATTAAAGTATAACTTGTTGGTTCATATTCAGCAACGATCTGAGCTTCTTTTAAAGCTTTATACATATAAACTTCTAGTCCTGAAGCAAACTGAATACCATCGTACTTAGTTTTCTTAGCTCGGACCGGACCACGTTTTTTAGAGTATTTCTTCTTCATTTAACTTTAATATTGGTTACGTCTGTAGTAAATCTTTTATAAGCAACCTCTTCTATTTCATCTTGCAAGCATCGTTTAGCTGCTTCAATGTACAATAATGCATCCATTAGTTCTTCTTGTACATCAACAAGAAATCTACTAAGATCTTTTTCTTGACCTTCAATTTCTTGCATCATTGTAGCTCCATATTTCTTTTGGCCTATTAAGCTACGTTTGTCCATCTTCCTTAGTACTGCTTGTACTATCTTATCTTCTGTTTTAATTCTCATCTTTCACAAATGTTCCGTTAATCATTTTACCTGTTCTTTTACTAATAACTTTATAAGCTTCAGCTATACAAGTTTCTATATGTACGCCTCGTTGATGTGCTAAGTTTGTTAGTACTACAACCATATCACCTATAGCATCTATAACCTCTGGTTGATCGTCTTTTAATAAAGCTTTAGCAAGCTCGCCAGCTTCTTCTTGTAGCTTAACATATTGAGTCATAGTATCACCTTTGTCATATAAGCCTCTAGTTCTAGCCCAGTCTCTTATATTCTCAAACATTTTTAAAGGTTTTTTAGAGCATTTAATATTAGCTCTAACTTCTTTAAAATACTCTGCAAAAGCTTTATTGTATACATAAGATCTCTTATCATTATACATAGACATCTTTGCGTTGTCTGTAATCCATTTGATTGTTTGCATGTCTAATTGAAATGTGCCGTGAGATGTTTCCCAGGACATTCCCATGTTATCCATTAGATGACCTTTAAGTTTATTTAAAGGTATTGCAAAAGTTGAAGTTTGTTCTGTTACGTTTATTATCATTTTCTTAAAAAGGTTTTTATATTTTTTCCTATCGACTTTATAGCCGTAAGACTTTTGAAGTTCTATCTCTTTGTCCGATATATAATCTATATCGTCCGACTGATCAAGAACTTCATATTCACTGGACTTATAGCCCTGAATTAACGTAACACGAGTATTAAGATCACGTGTAACGCCTATCTTTTTACCTGGTATGTGGTATAAATAATACATATTAATTTGTTATTTTATCGTTATACAAATGTAAGTTATGTGCAAAATGGTAGTAAGTACCTATTTTATATCCTGTTCTCTCTGAGACTAATTCCTGTAGCTTTGAAAAACAATACTGATCATTACAAAAACCGTACCAGAGGTCATTAGAACGCATCACAACTGACATATTTAGTTTATTATTTAATACTGTAAACTGTACAGCATAAGTACACGGTGTGTCTTTAGCATATGTGCTATGTTCTTTACCATCGTATATACTTACCGTTGCATGTCTAGTATTAGGATTATCTTTTAGTTTAGCTACAACATAATCAAGTTGATGATTACGTTCCCATTGCCAACCATAGTTAGATCTTACCTCATTATTGCTGTCAACCATACGTTGCCATATTTCAGGTACTTTACCATATATTTCTCCTAGTTTATCTACGTTAGGATCACCTGATAAATACCATTGCCATTCAGCTTCGGCATATTCTTTGTTCCATTGTCTGTGATCAGCCAATATACTATTGTCTAAAGGTTTTTTAATATAAAAACCTACGTTAAATAAAGCCATAGTATTATCGAACTTTATCCCGTCCCACATTATCAGTGGAAAAAAATAATTGAAAGCATCACTTGCTGTTTCGAATTTTGTTTTTATCATAATAAAATTTATATAGTTCAAATATTTTTGCGGTGATTTGTTTACCGTTATATTTAAATGGCGATCGTTTCTTAGCTCCGTTAACGTCTACATCTATCCACCAATAGTAATTATCTCTATCACTACTAGCAGCCCAAGGGCTAATCTTAATTCCATTACTTGTACACCAAAGATAAGCTTCAGTAACTTCATCAGTCCATTCAATACCTAATACTGTAGGTTTCTTTTTTAATCCCATGGCATTGATTCAGCTTCTAATTCAGCCATTTGATGTGGTATAAAACAACCTGATCTTGGTTCCCATTTAAAATGAGCTTCAGCTCCGTTTTCACCTAGGTTTTGAAATTTGACTTTAAGTATTTTTGCTTTAACTGTTTTAGCTTCATAATCTCTGTGGACCAATATACCATGATAACTTGCATCATACCATTCGCCACCGCCTTTAATGTTGTACATAGTAGGTTCTTCAATTTTTCCATCTTTATCTTTATACATTTTAGTTGGATGAGCTACAATAAATACTAATACATCGTATTTCTTTGCAAACATCTCAATCTTAGTTAGATATTCCATCGTGTAACGATTAACATCCTCTGTTTTACAATCAACGTCTCTGATCTTATTAAAAGGATCTATAACAAGACATTTAATACCCTTACGTTTAACTAGCTCAGCGCCTTTACGTAATACAGATTCTAACGTATATCTTTCCATATCAATATGAAAAAAGTTATCATTACAATGATCAGCGATCTGATTCCATTTATCTGTATGTATATCTTCTCTACGAGGCATATCTTGCCATATCTTACGCATAAGCTTATGAGCATGCAAATATGTAGGAGCATTCTCAGGTGATGCGAAAGCTGTTTTCCATTGATACTTTTGATTGTAACCTACTACCATCTGATCAACGAAATCTGACTTTCCGCTACTAGGTATCCCAGTAACAGTGATAAACTGGCCAGTA